CATATGGCGAAACGCTATTTCCGATCAGCTTGACCTGATCCGTTTTGTTGACGTCGCGCCATTCCCCAATGCCCGTTTCCGGATCGACAAAAAAGCCGCGATCAATGATGTAGTCGCCGGGGAAGCCTTGGGCCTTCTTCAGTTCTGACGGCTGCAGCATCCGCAGCGTGATGTCGACGAGGACGTAACCGTTGAACATGACCATGTCGGCCACCACCTTGAAGTGCTCCGGCAAGTGCTCATGCATGAATGCGGCACAGCGGCGCGCGGCTTCCATTTGTTCGGGCGTCAGCGAGTTGGGAACGCTTTCAACCTCGATGACCGCTACCCGATCTTTGGTTGGAAGGGTGTGCATTGGCTCGCGCAGTGAAATTCCGTCTTTCTCGTTCCCGTAGTACTTCACCAGGTATGCATTGACGAGCCGCTGGTTGGCGCCGGACTGGCAGATTGTCGAGAGCGGCGCTTCGGCGGCGCGGCCGTCGCCATCGTAGAAGCCGCCGTTGGCTTGTTCGAAGAAAGCTGAGACCACGCCATGTCGTGCCGCTCCGGCCAATGCCGTCTGCAATGGGTCGTCTGGCTTCGTACCGGCAGCGTTTTGACCGAAGGCAGTCATGTGCGCTGCGACCAAAGCCTGTTCGCCTCTGTTGGCGCCGGTGACTGTGCGCGCAGGCTCATTCAGCGGGTAGCCGCTGCGGTCACCGTGATGGGTCAGGTGAGTAAGGTGCCCGGCGACAATTGCGAAGTGCCCACCCTTGACCTGAGCGACCTGAGTGCGAAGAGGCTCTTGGATATTGAAGTTGCGCTGCGCTGAGCCATTTGCGCATTCGGTAAGGAAGGGCGTGCCCACTGGCTGGACCAGCGCGTGATGCGTCCCGCCGGCGCTCACAGTGGAAAGTGGTTCATCCACACCGTGGGTGCTGGTATGGGTCGCTGATGTCCCGCGCATTGGCACAATGAAAGGAGCGGAGCTGGTCAACACATGACGCCACAAGCCTTTTGCCACTCGCCGAAGAGTGTTCGTTGCCATCGGCTTCGCGCGGAAGATCGTCTTGCCGAGATTGGACCAGTCGATGCACTCGGCAGCAGCCCGCCATGATTCCTGCTTGGCGCTGGGCAATTTGTGATGTGTGGGCGCTGGCCAGACAATCGGCTTGCCGTCCCGGCGCGCTACCAGGTACAGACGTTTGCGGATGGTTGGCGCTCCGGCGTTTGCCGCGATGCGCTCACGCCACTCGACGTTGTAGCCCATGCCGCGCACCAGTGCCTCGACAGGTACGAACTCGCCGATAGCCGCGATAACCTCTGGCATATCGGGATGGTCGGCAGGTAGGCCGGTGCTCATCGCGGCGATGAACGCCTTGAACGTGCGCCCGCGCTCGGCCTTGATCGGCAGACCATCTTCGTCAATCGGCCCCCAGTCGCAGAACTCCTCGACGTTCTCAAGGAACAAAAGGCGTGGGCGGGTGGCATGAAGCCAACGAATCACTACCCAGGCCAAGCCGCGCACCTTACGATCGCGCGGCGCTCCGCCCTTTGCCTTACTGAAATGCTTGCAGTCAGGTGATGCCCAAAGCAGAGCAACCGGGAGGCCGCGTGTTGCCAGCACCGGATCCACTTCGAACACATCGGCGACATAGTGCGCCGTGGTGGGATGGTTGGCCCGGTGAACCGCCAAGGCGATCGCGTTGTGGTTTACCGCGACGTCCGGCTCCCGCCACGCCCGGGCGATACCCTTGCTAGCGCCGCCGCCACCAGCGAACAGGTCAACGATCAGCTCTTGGTCAAATGGTAGGCCGAGTGTCGGCGATGGCTCGCTGGCGAGCTGATGCATCTTCTGAAATGCGGTCATGCGGGATCCTCGCCAGTGGCGTGATTGGTCTAAGTGGGGTATTTGTGTTCTGCCGACGAGAAGTCAGCTCAAAGGAGAAGCAATTGGAAACTCATGTATTTGAGAGCGCCCGACTACTATTGGTCGAGATCTATGGAAGCCTTTCAGAAGTTGAGAGTGGAACTAGCGTCCGCTGTAAACGGGCTGAAAAAGGAAAAATCACTCTTTACCGAAGCAAATTAGCCCCAGGCAACCGAGGTGAAATTGCTTTTGATGTCGACTCGATGGCCGCGAGAGCGGGTAAGAGTTCGTCTGAAACCAGAGAATTCCTGACGGAATTGAAATCTGTAAATGGTCGGCCTACTGAGCGCAACATTAAGTACGACTGGCCAAGGGTCGGGTTTTCGAACATCGAAGAAGCGCAATTTATCGCACTACGTCTCCGGCATTTTTTCGGGATGACGCCGCTTTAAAGAAGCATTTCAACCTGCGCTTCTCGCTGCCAAATGGGTGCGCTGTTGTAGGCTTCGATTCGGTCAGCGATCACGTTGGCGCGCTGACCTGCAGTAGGCGGCGTGTACATACCGAAGCGGCTTATGCTGCCGCCATTAATGGCGGCGTTCGTCGAGTCGGCAGAGGCGAACGGAAGATGCTGGAAGATCGCAGGGTCAAGCATGCGCAAGCCGTGGAGCCGACATGCTGGGTGCCCTTGATCATCACAGATCGCGTCCATCGCGGAGCCCATCCGTTTCCACCATGGACCGGTTCCCGGACTTGCCCACTGACCAGAGCTGCCGATGGCAACTGTCCTCCAGCACCTCGCCAACCTTTGAAGCCGATCAAGAGATTCATGCAAGTGCCAAACTGGTACGCCACGGAACTCTTCCGGCCACTGCCGAACGAGATTATCGTTCGCGCGTTCGTCACCGTCGATGACGTCAGGAATAAGCGCCCATGTGAATCCAGGGTGGCGGTGCCAGTCTTCTACCCATCGCGTGTAGCCATCAACGTCGATTTCGCCGCCCTTCTGCCATGCGGTGAACGCGCCGTTATCGAAAACAAACGACTTGCACACATCCGCGACAATCCCGAGATCGTCTTTGCGAGGGAAGGGCACCAGCGCATGGCGCCCGGCCAAAAACTTCGCTGCATCCTCGCGCTTACCTCCGACCGGTGTGCCGTGGTAATGGATCATCCGCTCAATCTCACGGTTTCGATTTCAACGGCCTGGTGCGTGGCAATGATCGTCTGATTCCCTCCCAGGCTTTCGGCAAGTAGATCCGCGATCTGCTCATGCCAGCCTTTCTTGATCAGCGCCGTAGCTGCCCTGATGTGCTCAACGTGGATCATGGCCTGCGACCTTATCTCAAGGCGGTAGATGATCATTTCGCCATCAGCTGGGCATATAGCCGTGAAGGTGTGCCGATAGGTGTTCATGCGGGATCCTCGCCAGGCAGTGTGATTCGTTAAAGAAGAGGGTTGGGCTACGCGGTGAAGAGGCTCAGTTGTTGATCCTGTAGGCGCTGCTCGCGCTGCTCGCGCTGCTCGCGCTGCTGGCGCTGAATTTGGACATGGGCATATGCGATGCGGGCCTTCGCTATTGCCATGTACTCCGGAGCACGTTCGATACCGATGAAATCGAACCCCTCTAGCGCCGCCGCTTTACCGGTGCTGCCTGAGCCCATGAACGGATCCAGAGATTTGCCGCCCGCTGGCGTGACAAGTCTGAGCAGGTAAGCCATCAGCTCTGTGGGCTTCACGGTAGGATGGTTGTTGCCCTTGGTGTCCGTCGTTTGAACCTTGCGCAGCGTGGTGCCCTTTTTGAACTGCGGGCCTGGGTCGACCAGGCCTTCGTGACGATCGGCTCTGCTGGTTTTGGCACAGTAGTAGAAGCGGGCGGCACTACCCGAATCACCATGGAATGCGCCCTCTACGCGGGAGTACTCGCCGTAGGTGTTCTTGTCAGGGGTGCTGGTTTCTGTCCCCTTTACTCGCGATGCGGCACCAGCCTCGGCCGGAAACATAGCGACCACCACATCACTTCCGTCGTGAATGAGGTTCGCTGGCCAACGCCCGGCCTTCATGACGCCTATGAAGGGAATGTCTTGTTTGTAGCTACCGGTCGAGTTCACAACGTGACCCGGCGCCATACGTTTCTGGGAGTACTCGCCGCCGATCGCGTCTTCTGAATGAATCCGACAAGCGTCGATGTTTATTGCGCCAGTTCCGTGGGTCTGAACGTTGGCGGCTACAGTTCCGGGGAATGGCTTGCGTGCCATGCAGATCGGCTCATGCGCCGGTTTCAGCGCTGTGCCCCAGCCTTCGTGATCGCCCTTCAAGTTGTGCGACTTTGGAAAGCCGGAACCGAAAACCCACATGATCTGGTCCCGAATCTCGAAGCCCGCCATTTCAATGCCGACCGCCATGTGGTGGTACGTTCGAGCGGCGGCAAAGGAGAGCAAGTGTCCGCCCGGCTTCAGTACTCGCAGCGCTTCTGTTGCCCATTCCAGCGTGAAGGCCTGAAAGGCGCGCATGCCTGCGGGAGTTAGGTCGTATTTCCCGGCTTCAGCGGCAACGGATCGATGACCACCATTTGGCCCGCAAGCATCTGCATGTGAGGGCATGCTGGCGCGGTAGGCTGCGCGGTCTTCAATGTCCTGTCCGTCCCAGCTTTTCCCCATGAAGCGAATGCCGTAGGGTGGGTCGGTTACAACGCTATCAATCGAGTTCGCGGGCAGGCCCCGTAGCACCTCCAGGCAATCGCCCAGGTGGAGTTCGTATTTCATCGCTCGATTCCGGTGGGAGTTGACATTCGTCTACGCTTACATCTCCACAGGGAGGGAACTGTCATGAGCGAAGAGCGAGTGATTGCGCTGGAGATAGCGCTGAAGGCCGTTTTGAATACGGCGCGGGAACAGGGGATAGACGTAGAGCAGTTATCCGAAGCCGCCATCGACGGCCTGGTGAAGTACCACGACTATCGGTCGGTGCATGTTGCGAACGCAGCAAATCAGATTGAGTTGGCCGTTGATGCGCTTGAGTATCCGTGGCCAGCAGCAGGGTAATTTTCTGTCAACTCTCGGCGTGGCTCGGGGTCATTGTTGTTCGGCATCCCCGCCGCCGAGG